AAAAATATTTGGAGTTTAGTTTTGTCTCGAAAACAAAAAGAAATTATTTTAGAATCCTTTGAAACATCTAGGGAAGCTGTAACTGCTCTTAAGTATCGTTATATTTTATGGAATCATCTTGGTGCTAATCCAGAGTTTTCATATAGCATTAAAAAAGTTTCTTTAAAATGAAAAAGATACTCTCAGTTTTTAAAAGAAAAGGAAGGCAATCCCCTGTAGTTGAGTATGATGATAAATTTTTTGCTATGGAAAAGATCGATCAAATAGAATTTCTAGAACTTATAGGAAAGGAGATAGAGGCAGTCAGAAAAAAGATTTGCAATGATATGTTTGAACTTAGCAAAGGAAAGCTATAATGCAAGAAGGCTGGCTAAATAGAGGCCCGTGTCCTCAATGCGGAGCTAGTAAAGCGAATGTCCAACACTCAGATGGTCATTCGTTTTGTTTTAGTTGTGAAAGTCGTTTCTCTAATACACTGGATATTAATATGCAAACCATTCCTAAAGAAAATAAAGTAAAATATTTAGCACAAAGTTCACCTTTGAAAACTGATGGTTATAGCGATGCAATTCCAAGCAGAGCTATAACTTTAAAGACTACAAAAGTATACAATACATTTGTAGCATCTAAGAATTCTGATACAGAACAAAGCCATCACATATATAAATATATGGATAGTAATGGTGATCATGTTGCTAGCAAAATTAGAACAGTAAAGGATAAAGAGTTTTGGATAGAAGGGGATATATCTAAAGCTGTTTTGTTTGGTCAGGATTCCTTTTCTAAGGGAGGTAAGTATGTAACTCTTTGTGAGGGAGAGTTAGATGCAATGAGTGCTTATGAAATGCTAGGTTCAAAATGGCCTGTTGTTTCAATTAAAAATGGATGTAAGTCCGCAGTTAATAATTGTAAACAAGCATTTGATTTCCTTGATAGCTTTGAAAAGATAGTTATTTGTTTTGATACTGATGCACAAGGTAAAGAAGCAGCTATACAAGTAGCTCAACTATTTGAACCAAACAAATGTCGAATTGTTTCTTTAGATCTTAAAGATCCTAATGAATACATTATGATAAATCAAAGAGAAAGGTTTACTAAAACATGGTGGGCAGCAGAATCTTATACTCCCGCTGGTATTATTAATCTTGATTCTTTAGGAGATTCTTTATACGAAGAAAACTTTTGCTATAGTTGTCCCTATCCATGGGAAGGTTTGAATAAGAAAACATATGGTATGCGTACTGGTGAGTTAGTTTGCTTTACATCAGGCGCTGGTATGGGTAAGTCGAGTATCATGAGAGAACTTATGCACCATATTCTTAATAATACAGAAGATAATATAGGTGTGTTAGCTCTTGAAGAGAGTGTTCGCAATACAATATTTAATATAATGTCTGTTGAGGCTAACGCTCGTCTCTATATTAAGGAAGTCAGAGATCAATTTGATAAAGAACAATTAAAAGATTGGCAGAAAAAGACTATAGGTACTAAAAGATTTTTTGCCTTTGATCATTTTGGAAGTATAAGTAACGATGAGATATTAGATCGTATACGTTTTATGGCAAAGGCTTTAGATGCTAAATGGATATTTCTAGATCACCTTAGTATCCTTGTGTCAGGCCAAGAAGATAATGTAGATGAAAGAAAATCAATTGATATCCTGATGACTAAGCTTCGTTCTCTTGTTGAGGAGACAGGGATATCTTTGTTGCTTGTAAGCCATCTAAGGAGACCGTCAGGTGATAGAGGTCATGAAGATGGTAGAGAAGTTTCCTTGTCCCATCTCCGTGGTTCAGCAAGCATTGCACATCTTAGTGATAGTGTCATAGCACTTGAAAGAAATCAGCAAGCAGATAATGAATTTGAAGCTAACACTACTACAATAAGAATATTAAAGAATAGATATACAGGAGATACTGGGGTAGCTACGTACTTGCATTACGATAATGAAACTGGTAGAATGACAGAAGTTGACTCTATAAACGAAGAGGATGAAGATGAATACGACCAAACGCTTTGATAGAGCTTTATATAATCAAGCAGATACTGCTGCTAAAGATGCTATAATAGAATGGCTTCGTAAAAAAGATTATGTAAATATAAATGATAAAGAAACAATGTCCTTTGATATTGTGTGTAATCGTGTGCAAGATACAGATGATGAACCTATCAAGTACTTTTTTGAGGTTGAGATAAAATATTCATGGAAGGGTGAATGGCCTGAAGACTGGGAAGAAATACGTATCCCCTATCGTAAACATAAGTTAATAGATAGGTGGGTAAATCAATTTATATATGATGATCTAACATTTATAATTTTTAGAAATGACTGTAAACAGGCATGGTTTATACCCGGAGATGTCGTATCTAAAGGTAAGGTTAAAGAAGTATCTAATCGAAATGTCAGTAAGGGTGAAAAGTTTTATCATATAAATACTAAGGATGCCGATTTAGTAGACATGTAATGAAAGCTATTATAGATATTGAAACAGACTCACTCAATGCAACAACAATTCATTGTATTGTTTCAAAAGATTATGATACTGGAGAAATTAAAACATGGGTACTTGAAGAGTGTAAACATTTTGTGGAGTGGTCTAAGAAAGTAGATCAATTCATAATGCATAATGGCGTATCATTCGATGCGCCGTTTCTTAATAAAATATTAGGTTGTTGTATTAAGGTAGCTCAGGTTAGAGATACTTTACTGGAGTCACAACTTTTCAACCCTGTAAGAGAGGGTGGACATTCCCTAGAATCATGGGGAAAACGTTTAGGTTATACCAAAGGAGACTTTAATGAATTCAAATACTACAGTGAAGAAATGTTGGAGTATTGTATCCGTGATGCGGAACTTACTTGGAAGCTTGCTCATCACTTGGAAAAAGAAGGGAAAAATTTCTCAAATAAATCTGTAAGACTTGAACATAATATAAGAGCTATACTAAATCAACAACAAAATAATGGGTTTGCTTTTAAGATACGTGAGGCAACTATATTACTATCGAAACTAGAACAAGAAGAAAGGCAATTAGAAAAAGACGCACAGGATATCTTCCCACCGATCCCACTTAAACTAAAAACAAAAGTTAAATATATTCCTTTTAACATAGCTAGCCGAAAACAAATTGCTGAACGTCTTATAGAAAAAGGTTGGGAACCTACGATGTTCACAGAAAAAGAAAACATAATTGTCAATGAAAAAACTTTAGCTACTTGTGATCTACCAGAAGCTAAGATGTTTAGTAGATTCTTCTTACTGCAAAAACGAACAGGTCTATTAAAGTCATGGATAAAAGCATGTAATGAAGATGATAGAGTAAGAGGAAGAGTACTTACATTAAAAACTATTACGGGCAGAATGGCACACCATAGTCCTAACATGGCACAAGTACCTGCTATTTATAGTCCTTATGGAAAAGAATGTAGAGATCTGTGGACTGTTAGTAATCCTGAAACACATTCTTTAGTAGGTACAGATGCATCAAGCTTAGAACTACGCTGTCTGGCACATATGATGAAGGATAAAAACTATATACAAGAAATATTAACTGGTGATATTCACTTAGCAAATATGAAACTTGCAGGATTGGAAAATAGAGATCAAGCAAAAACATTTATCTTTGCATTTTTATATGGAGCTGGCCCTGCTAAAATTGGTAGTATTGTAGATGCTGGGGCAGAAGAAGGTACAGAACTAATTGATAGATTCTTAGATAGATTGCCTGCACTAAAAGGTTTACGTACTAGGAAACAAAAAGAAGCATCTAATGGTTGGATAAAAGGACTTGATGGGCGTCATTTAAAAATAAGATCCCAACATGCCGTTTTAAATACTTGTATTCAAGGAGCAGGTGCCGTAGTATGTAAGCAATGGCTTATATGTATTACAAAAAAAGTACAACACTCTGGAATAGATTCTAAATTAGTAGCCTCCATACACGATGAGTATCAATTTGAAGTTAGTAACAAAGATATCATTCGTTTCTGTGCCATAACTAAAGAAGCTATCCAAGAAACAACACGGATACTTAATATGAAATGTGATTTAGATTGTGATTATAAAGTAGGAAAAACATGGGCGATGACACACTAAAAGATAATAGATATAAAAAACTTTATGTTTCAATTATCTTTCAAGCATTAATGGATTTAACAAAACTTAATACTTCCATAACAGATACAAGTATTTCTATTGCGAGATCTTCTGCATACTCTTGGTTCTTTACAACGATAGGAGTGACTGCAAAAGACTTTGAAGAAATCTGTGACAATGCTGGACTAGAGCCTACGTTTATTAGAAACTTTGCTTATGAAGTTATGGATTCAGGAGAAGATAAAGATGTTAAAAAAAGAATCACTCAATTCTTTAGTGAGTGAGAATATGCATGATTTTGTTATGAGAAAAAATAAAGAAGTTACTAAACAGAAAGCTTTAGATAGACAAGTGGGTGGTAAACATTATAAACACTGTGGCATACAGCCTGTAGAATATATCAAGGCCAATAACTTAGACTACCTTGAAGGTAATATTGTTAAATATATTACAAGGCATCGTACAAAATCACAAGGTCGGGAAGATATAGAAAAAGTAATACATTACGCACAGTTTATTTTAGAATTTGATTATCCAGAGGGGGAATAGAATGCCACAATTTAGATCTAACGAAAATCCAATGTTTCGTTCGAAGTTTAGTGAAGATATATTTAAACATAAGTACGCACATCATGGTTGCGAGACATGGGATTCCTTGGCATCGGTCCTTGTTGAGGATGTCTGTCAAGATTTAATGACAGAGGATGAAAAGAATCACCTTAAGTGTCTTATCACAGATCTAAAATTTATTCCGGGAGGACGTTATTTATATTATGCTGGCCGCCCCAATAAGTTTTTTAATAATTGTTATCTTCTTAAAGCAGAGGAAGATACCAGAGAAGATTGGGCAGATATATCTTGGAAGTCTGAGTCGTGTCTGATGACAGGGGGTGGTATTGGTATTGATTACTCTGTCTACCGTGAGGAGGGACGTATCCTGAATGGTACTGGTGGTCTATCTTCTGGTCCTATTCCCAAGATGATGATGGTCAATGAGATTGGTCGGAGAGTAATGCAGGGTGGTAGTCGTAGGTCTGCTATCTATGCCAGCCTTAACTGGAAGCATCCTGATATAGATAAGTTTCTTTCCTCAAAGAACTGGTATGATATGCCGGTAGGTACAACAGGGTTTTCTATTGGACAGGTTAAAGAACAAGACTTTAACTTTATTGCTCCTCTGGACATGACCAATGTGAGTGTAAACTATGATACCGAATGGTTACTTAACTACTGGAAGACAGGAGATGTTGGCGATACTTTTAGAACTAATGTCAAGCAAGCGTTATCTACAGCAGAGCCGGGGTTTTCATTCAATTTCTTTGACAAGGAAAATGAAACACTTCGCAACGCTTGTACGGAGGTTACATCTG